CCGAGCCAGAGCGAGACACCGTCTCCGATGACACGCCCCTACCTTTCCGGGGGCGCGAGGAACGTCCGCTCTGGAGGCATCGATGAAACCGTACCTCATCCTGCGCAGGCAGGCCGCCGCCGCCATCACGACGGCGGAAGGAATCCAAGCCGAAATCTCGGCCGAGGATTGCGCGCTCGACGACTCCGAGATCGAGTCGCGCGCCACAGAAATCCAGTCGCTCGTCGCGCAAACGAATAGGCTTCGCACGCGCGCCGACACGCTCGAGGAACTCGATCGCGCTCGAATCGCTGGCGAAGCTCTCGATGATCCCGAGTCCGGCGGTCCGGATCCCGTGGCCGATGGTGGAGTGCCGCGAGTCCCTGCGATCGCACGCGACCCGCGCGAAGAGGGGCGCTGCGGATTCCGATCCATCGCCGATTTCGCGCTCGCGGTGGTCGGCCAGGCGCAGATGCGACACGACACGCGTCTCGACACGCTCTTCCGCCCGGAAGCTGCGGCGTCGGGAATGTCGCAAGGCGTCGGATCCGATGGCGGATTCATGGTCCCTCCGTCGTTCTCGCAAGAGATCTGGGATGGCCTCAATGCGATGCCGGACAACATCCTGGCACGCTGCGATCAGATCCCCATCGAAGGCGAGTCGCTGACCCTGATCGCGAACTCGGAGACTTCGCGCGCGACCGGCTCTCGCTACGGCGGCATCCGCGGCTACTGGCTCGAGGAAGCCGAGGTCATCACGGAGTCGCGTCCGAAGGTCCGGCAGCTGAAGCTCGAGCCGCACGAGCTCGGTGTCTTCGCGTTCGTCACGGACAAGTTGCTTCGCAACGCGGCCGCGCTCGAGGTCTATTTGTTCCGTGCGGCGATGGATGAGATCAATTGGCTCTCGGGCGATGCCGTGCTCAATGGCAATGGCGCCGGGAAGCCGCTCGGCATCTTGAACTCGGGCTGTCTCGTGACGGTCGCGAAAGAGTCCGGCCAGGCAGCGGATACGTTCGTGCAGGGGAACGTCGCGAAGATGTGGTCGCGACTGCATGCGCGCGCGCGCGCAAACGCCGTTTGGCTCATCAATACCGACGTCGATCCGCAGTTGTTCTTGATGGTCACCGAAGTCAAGAACGTCGCCGGAACGGAGAACGTCGGCGGGTTGAATGCTCGGCTCTACAACCCGGACACCGACACGCTGATGGGTCGGCCGATCATCCGCACCGAGTGGAACAAGACGCTCGGCGATGTCGGCGACGTCATCGTCGGCGATCTGAGGTTCTACGCGCTGGGTCTCGCGGCTCGATCGCCGCAGATCCGCGATGCGGTGTCGATCCACCTGAAGTTCGATTCGGCCCAGACGGCGTTCCGATTCATGTTCGAGATCGATGGCCAGCCGTACTTGGCCGCGCCGCAAACGCCGGCGAACGGGTCGAACACGCTGAGTTCATTCGTCACCTTGGCCGCGCGAGCGTAAGGAGTACACGCCATGAGTCAGATTCTTTCCGAGCGTGTGAACATCCGTCAGGCTCTAGTCCCGGCCGCGGACCGATACAACGCCAATCCGGCGACGGATGTTTTCAACTTGAAGCTCTACGAGACCGTTGCCTTCGTCATCAACAAGGGAGCCGGTGCGACCGGAACGGCCGTCGTCACCATCGAGGAGTGCGACAACGCGGCGGGAGACAATCCCGTTGCGATCCCGTTCCGCTACCGGCAGCACGATGCCGGAGCGGCGCAAGGCGCACTCACCGTGGCGACGGCTGCCGGATTCACGTTTGCGGCCGGCGCCGATCGGCTCGCGATCATCGAGGTCGAGGCCGCGTCCATCGATCAGGCGAAGTCGTTTGTGCGGATGCAGCTCACCGAGGGCGTCGTCGATGCGACGGTCGTCGCTGGCGTGCTGGCGATCCTCGGCAAGCCGCGCTACGTCGGCGCCGATGGCGATCTCGATCCAGGTCTCGCGTAATCACTTCTCTCGACGGCCTCGCGGCTGGGGATGCCTACGCACCCGTTACCCGGCCGCGGGGCCTCCTTGATGCCTGGAGAGGGCCATGGACGACCAGGTGAGGATTCGGTTGCGCCGCGCGGTGATCGGTGCCGGTGCTGCCGGCGAGATCATCGTCGTCGGATCCATTCGCGCTGCACGCTGGGCGAGCGATGGCATCGCTGATCTCGTGGTCGACGCCGGCGACGGCGACGGCGACGAGAAGAGGGGCGATCAGCCGGCGCGTCGCAAGAAGGCGAAAGGATGATCTGCGATGGGACTCGCGCTCATCACTCCTCCGACCTCTCAGCCGATCACGCTCGAGGACCTGGCTGGTCATGCGCGCTGGGAGATCGACGTCGATACGTTTCCGCGGCTCACATCTGCTCTCGTGGCCGCCGTGTCGTTCGCCGAGTGGTGGACACGACGACAGTTCATCTCTGCGGCCTATCGGCTGAAGATCGCCGCATTCTTCGATCCGATCGAGCTGCCGCGCGCGCCGCTCGTCAGCGTAGAGTCGATCAAGTACATCGACGATGCAGGTGTGGAGCAGGTCCTTGCGACGACGGTCTACGAGGTCGACACGACACTCGAGCCCGGCCGAATCAGGCGCAAGTACGAGCAGGACTGGCCAGACGTGCGAAATCAAGCCGACGCCGTGACGATCGATTTCACCTCTGGCTGGGCGAATGCGGCCGCGGTCCCCGACACGTTGCGTCACGCCATCCGATTGCTCGCGGCGCACTACATCGAAAATCCACAAGCGATGGCCGCGATCCGCTCGCAGGAGATCCCCTACGGCGTGCGAGCGCTGCTCGATTCGCATCTGGTGATCGGAGCTGCGTATGTCGCTTAAGACGATCGGCGAACTCAACCGGCGCATCGCGCTCCTCGAGCCGATCGAGACACTCGACGGGCAAGGCGGATCGTCGACGACCTTCGTTGAATCGGCGAAGGTCTGGGCGAAGATCGAGCCCTTGGAGTCGCGCGAGATGCAGTTCGCCGGCGGCGACGAGGCGTCGATCTCTCATCGGATCACGATCCGCTATAGGAGCGGCATCCGATCGGGCTGGAGAGTCTCCTACTCTGGCCGCACCTTCGAGGCCGTGGGTCCGCCGCGAGATCTCCTCGAGCGTCACCAGTTCATCGAGATCGATTGCTTCGAGCGAGAGGGGTGAAGCGATGGCCGGCGGATTCAAAGTCCAGCTCAAGACAGCCAAGACGATAGAGGACTTGCGGCGGGTCTCCGAAGATGCGAAAGCGCGTATCGCTCGAGTCGTCAGCGACTACGCGGCGCGCGTGAAACGCAGCGCGCAAGCGCGTGCGCCAGTCGACACGGGAGCGCTGAGGAAATCGGTGATGCGTCGCACTAGTCGCGACAAACTCAGCGCGCAAGTGATCGCCCAAGCGCCGCATTCTGTCTTCGCGGAGTTCGGCACGAAGCAACGTCAGCCGCATCCGTTCCTTGTGCCATCTCTCGAAGAAGTGAAAGAGGGATTTCGTCGAGACGTCGCCGCTGCCATCAATGGGGCGCACCAGTCGTGAGCTTTCGAATCCCATTCAACGCGGTGCAGAAAGCGTTCTACGAGCGCCTGACGAGCGAGCTGCCCGATGAGGAAGTCGCTGATCATCTCGCGCCCGGGAAGAGTCGTCGCCGTATCGTGCTCGGCGAATTCACCGGCACGAGCGAGGGCCGACCGAAGGGTGAGGACGGGTATTTGAAGACCGAATTTACCGTTCACGCGTTCGAGCCGAGCATGGGAGCGAAGGCGCTCAACGATTTGATGGACCTGATAGCAAAGGCGATTGGCGTTGCGCCACTCGAGTTCGATGACTTTGATTCGACCGAAGCAGATCTCGAATTCGTGGAGGCCTTCGTCGAGGAGCATCCGGACGATGGCAGCTTCATCCGGCATGGCGTTCTGAAATTTCGATTCGTCACGCAAGCATCAACGTAGTGATCGGAGGTAATCATGGCCGTGCACAAGGGACGAGACCTCTTCGTCCAGGTCGATCTGAACGACGATGGAGGCGCAGGTGCGGATTGGGTGACGATCGGTCAGCAGAGAGGAGGCGGCATCGAGGGCGGCACGACGACCGCGGACGGCACTCACAAGGACTCCGGCGGATGGGAGTCCGGCGTTGCAACGCGAAACAACTGGACGATGCCGGTCGATGGTGCGCTGAATCCATTGGATGCCGCGTACACGTTCATTCGCGACAAGTGGAAGACCGCGGCGCTCGTCTGGGTCCGATTCAACGACGTCGCGATCTCGGGCGACATGCAGTACGGCCAAGCGTGGATCACATCGTTCAGTCGAGCGGCGCCGAACGATGACGTCGCGACGTTCACCATCGAATTCAAGGGCGACGGACCGCTCTTGCCGCTGCCGGCTTGATTCATCGACTACAGATAGGAGACCACGATGGCAGCACTCACAATCCAAGTCGTCGATTACGTAACACCTGTCGTGACGTACGAAG